GAGCTGTTCGATAATCTCCATAAAATGCCAGATTGGATGTTGACGCAGATGGAAAGAGACATTGAATGGAATTTTGAGATAATGGAGATGCACAGAGGTAAAGACGGCAAAGTGAATTTTGATGTTGACTGCGAATTTCAGCGGCCGATGCTGGAAGCGATTAAACAGGAAAGGGAAGCGAGAAAATGAAGTATCTTGTAACCTGGAAGAGTATCGCTTTCCCCGATATGGATCTGCAAACCTGCGTTGAGGCTGAGAACGTTGATGCAGCGCAGGTTAAGGCAGAAGCGGAAGCGCCGGAAGATTTTAAGGCGGTCTATTATGTGGATTATGTGAAGGAGGTACAAAAATATGAGTAAAGGTTTAAGCAAATTTATGTATAGCCAACTTGGCGAATTGGGGGAATTGTTCAAGAAGAAACATGAGCAGTATTCTTCCGGCGCAGATGAGCTTGCCAATTTCCGCCGCGGCGCGCTTCTGAATGGACGCGACGACGATGCAGAGGGAATGTTTGAGGAACTGAAAGCGTATATGGCAAAGCATATCGCCTTTGTTTATACTCATGATATTCACGGTGATAAAATCACCGAAAGTCTGAAAGACATTGCCGTATATAGTCTGATTGGCTTGTATATGGTAGAAATTTCAAGAACAAAAGAAGAAATGATGCAAGCACCTAGAGATGGCGTTGCCGCTTCGTGCCGTTATCAACGTGATAGTATGGAGGAGCAGTTGCTCAAGGCAACAGCAACATCTGAACCGAGCGGCATCATTAATATGGAGGATTAACATGAATAGCATTGTTTTGTTGGGCAGAATGACGAAGGATGCAGAAGTTAGATATACTTCGACCGGTAAGGTTGTAGCGAGTTTCTCGCTGGCTGTAGACAGACCTTACACCGGTGAGGACGGCAAGCGCGAGGCAGATTTTATCAATTGCACAATCTGGGGGAAGAGCGCCGAAACATTAGGGAACAGCGTGCATAAGGGACAGCGTGTGTTGGTGGAAGGCCGTTTGCAGATTAGACCATACACCGACAAGAACGGCAATAAACGCACGGCAGCAGAGGTTGTGTGCGGACGCTTTGAGTTTATCGAGCGCAGAGAGCAGCAGAGCCGTCAGGGAGAACCGCAGGGCATGGAAAGCTTTGGGCAGCAGGTTCCGTTTAACGAGGAGATACCGTTCTAATGGCGTGGGGAAAGTATCATAATCGGAAAGTGGTTATTGACGGCATAACCTTTGACAGCCAGCGGGAAGGCGACTATTACTGCGAGCTGAAGATGTTAAGAATGGCGGGAGAAGTCATAGACTTTGAACGGCAGGTGGCGTTTGAACTCCAACCGAAGTTTAAGCACTCCGGAAAGACGGAGAGAGCCATTAAATACATCGCTGACTTTGTTGTCAAGTACAAGGACGGCCGCACCGTTGTTGTTGATGTGAAGGGTGACAAGACCGACGTATATCGTATCAAACGGAAGATGCTTTTATACAAGCACCCGGACATGATTTTTGAAGAGGTATAGAACATGATTAATGTTAAGCGAATGATTGAATTCTGCTGGCAGCACGAAGAAGATATTCGGCGTGCGATAGCTGAGAAGCGTTTAGACAACGGCGGAGTAGTCACCGGCGGCGGAGGACACTGCCGAGTCAGCGATCCTACGGCTCAGAAGGCTATCCATAATGTATCTGACGTGCCGTGTGTAGAGGTTGAGTATGGCGCATATGTCAATGATATGCGTAACGTTATGACCATTAAGCGGCCGTTACAATGGCTTAAAGCCGCTCATTGGACTAAAGAGCATTATGCCGATAAGCCGCAGGGCGAATTGATTAAGCTCAAATACAGCGAGAGCCTGCTCAGAAATGATATTGTAGAGATAATGGGCATCAGCCAGGCGACATATTATGTCATGCTGAGCGATATATTTACATACGCAGAAGGCCTAGCGGCAGGCTTAAAACTGATACCATCGAAGCGGTGAAGATAGCGGGGAGAAATCTCCGCTATTTTTTGTTGCTTATTGGACACCAACATGGTACAATAAGGGGAAAAAGGAGGAAAGATTATGAACGAAACAAGAATCCTACGTTGCCTTATCAACAAGGCAGGCGGTAACTCCGGTGCAGGCAGCAAGACGTACAGAACTACGCTGCCTGCTACGTGGATGAAGGAGTTAGGAGTCAGCGAAGCAGACAGAGAGCTGGAGCTGACGTTTGACGGCGAGAAAATAGTGATTAAGAAAGTGTGACCGATATGCCGGAAAAAGGAACATCGACGCTGAGAATGCGTGTGTGCCGACAATGCGGCATTGAATTTATGGGCGGGCCGCGTGCGTGGTACTGCCCTACTTGCCGTATAGAGCGACAAAGAGAGCAGGGGCGGACGTGTAAACAGCGTCAGCGGAAGGGACAGACACGTCGACTGGGGAGTATAGACAAATGCGAGGTATGCGGGAAAGACTACATAGTTAATTCCGCACGTCAAAGGTACTGCCCTGACTGTGCGCCGGAACGCTACCGAGAAGTTGACCGAGAGCAGAGCCGCGGTTGGTTGAAACGGGCGATTGATGCACATGGCGAAGAATATTTAGCAGGACACCTAAAGCGTAAGAGAGAAGCTTACCGGAGGGAAAACGAAAATAAACGCATATGTCCGATGTGTGGCGGAATAGTGCCCTTTGGGGAAAAGATGTTTTGCTCAGATCAGTGTCGAAACGCAGCGGAGCGGTACGCTTATGCAAAGCACAACTATAAAATCGGGCGGTTGAAGGCAGAACCGAATTTCGCTGATTACGCAAAAGGAGGGCGGCTGTACGAGAAGAGAGCCGATGTTATCGGGAAATATGCCGCTCTACGGCGCACAATGCTAGAATCTTACCAATCGGCTCCGGCAGCATATGACAAAGCAGCTAAGGAGATGAGCGAACTCCTAGTCGCTTGTCAAAAGCGTACCGACGCTGACCTTATAACGCAGGCTATCTATTATCAAGATATAATCATTGATTGTGAGCGGCAGATGCCTTTGCCAAAAAAACCAGATGATCGCGTTGCCGAAAGTTATAAGGTGCATCGGTACACGATGCAGGAATATAACGAAGCAGTCGGCAATCTACAAATTTTGTGCGGAAATAACGTAAAGGTTGGCGATGTATTCGGCGAGTGGACGGTACTTCGTACCATGCCAGATAACATATATGTATTATGTCGGTGCAGCTGCGGCAAAGAGCGTTCGGTAAGCAAGTACACTTTGTTGGCTGGGAAGAGTATATCTTGTGGGCACATAAGGCAGATTAATAATTTAAAGCGCAGGCGAGCAGAATTTATTGGGAAGACGTTTAATGAGTGGACGGTGATTGATGTTTTCCCCGGGCGGGAAGCTCTTTGCCGGTGTAGCTGTGGGCGTGAGAAAAAGATGGTATTATCCACCGTTATCTCCGGGCGTTCCAAGTCATGTGGATGCAAGCGGAACGCAGGACATGAGCAGGAGTCAGAACAAGCTATGGCTGCCGGGCGTGCTTATAAAGAAGCGTTTACCGCAGAGGGACTTACTGTGATGTATCTCGGGAAAAAAGTCAATAAAAACTCGTCTACAGGTATAACTGGCGTCGGGGTATATCGCAACAAGCGGACGGGCGAGGAAATGTATCGCGCATATATTACTGTTAAACGGAAGCAGATAGCGCTTGGATTATATCGCGATATAAATGATGCTATAGCTGCCAGAAAGGCAGCGGAAGAAAAATATTTTGAGCCGTTGCAGGAAAGGGCAGATGCCCTTAGGGAAAAAATAAAAAATAATGCTGGCGAAAAAAAATAAAAAAATTGCTTGACTATTGGACACCAATACTGTATACTAGAGTCAACAAAGGAAATTTGAACTTTAGGAGGAACCCACCATGAAAATTATCAACACGGCAAACAACAAGGTATTAGCTAATATCATCACCAACCACAGAATGAGCATCGAAGAAGCTCTTGAGTTGGTAGGATACGATCTGAGCCAATGCGATGACGACGGCGCTTACATCGACGATGACGGCGAGCAATTTTGGATTGAGGATTGCGAAGAAGCCGACGAAGATTAAGGAGGGAGTGAATATGAAATATTTCTATATTGAGCGCATCGCCCCGGACGGTCGTTTGAACGGCTTTTACACCCAGAAGGCCGAGAACCTTTCTCAGGTTCTTTACGCCTTTGACGAAACGGAGAGCGACGGCGGATTATACGCGCCGCGTATCGCTGAAATAACTGAAGCGGAATACGAAGATTTCCCGCACTTTTACCCAAAAAATTGGGTGTATGGAGCGGAATTCTAGAATTGACGGGAGAAAGTATCCGTAGTATAATAAATAATGACAAAATATATAGAAGCGCTAATCGAAAGGTTGGCGCTTTTCTTTTTGGAGCAGTGCCAGAGCGGCTGAATGGCAGCGTTTGCTAAACGACTGAGAGGCTAAAGAGTCTCACGTGGGTTCGAATCCTACCTGCTCCGCCATTTAAAACAATATTAGAGCGCATATCTATTGCAGGTATGCGCTTTTTTATTTGGTGGACGGAAGGGGCAGCCGTCTTAATACTCCTGCCGACGCCAACCCTCCTACGTTGGCAGGACACCAACAGCAAAGGACGTGTCATTATGGGTAGATTTGGGCTTAAGATAAACAAATTGATGCAGGCTTTAGAGAGTCAGGGCGAAATTTATATGTTAGATCGTCGGCAGGTGTGGTCGGACAAATTGCATAAGAAAGTGCAGTCGCTGACGTTATCTAAGAGCGTGCCGACCGAAGAATATAACGCGAATAATCCTAAGCCGAAATCTACGCAGCATGAACGAGTTAAGGTGGTTGAATTGACCACGTTTAGCGAGGTTGAGATTGTGTTAGCGCTGGCGGCTAAATGGAAGCAGGTGACCAGGAATGGCAGACGAGTCAAGAGCAACACCTGCTGAGAAGCGTTTGAGTAATCAACAGAAGCTGTTTGTACAAGAATACATCCTGCTAGGCGGTGAAGGACATGGAGCTGAAGCGGCCAGAAAAGCAGGATATAGCGCGAGGACGGCAAGGCAGCAGGCGACCGACCTATTGTCACGTCCTTACATTAAGGCTTATATGTCAGAGCTGACGCGGAAGGCAGTCGACAAGAGCAAAGAGCGAGAAGCACAGAGCGTCGCAGACATAGCCTAGATATTGACGTTTTACACAACCGTTGGACGCGGCGAAGTAAAAGACCAATTTGGCCTTGACGCAACAATCAAGGACAGAGTTGCAGCTTATGAGAAGATTTACAAGATTATCAAGGACGAGCAGCAGGCAGGAGCTAACGCGGAGCAGAACGGCGGCAGTCAAACATTGATTATAGAGCCGATATACGGAGCACCGGAGGCGGACGACGATGGAGAATAGAAGGAAGATATACTTTAATCCGATTTTCCGCAGAGTCAATGAGAGCCGCCAACGCTACGTTGTTTTAAAAGGCTCAGCAGGCAGCGGGAAGAGCGTCAACATAGCTCAACAGCTCATCCTAAAGCTGAGCAGCCAGGAATTTAAGGGAGCTAACCTGCTGTGCGTCAGAAAGATTGATGAGAGCAACAGGGACAGCACGTTCGCGGAGCTTAAGACGGCTATCTTCCGTATCTTCGGGGAAGCGTGGGAGCGCCATTGGAGCGTGAGAGAGTCACCGCTAAGGCTGACGTGCCTTGATACAGGCAACAGCGTTATCTTTAGAGGGATGAAGGACGATAGACAACGTGAGAAGGTTAAGTCAATCACGAGTGATAAAGGTAAACTGACGTGGATATGGGCGGAGGAAGCTACGGAGCTGACGGAAGAAGATTTTGATATTCTTGACGACCGTCTGCGCGGCAAGCTGGATAACCCCAATCTCTATTATCAAATGATAGCGACGTTCAACCCGGTGTCGTCGACACATTGGCTTAAAGGAAAGTTTTTCGATACGCCAGATGTTAACGTGCTGGCGCACACATCGACATTTAAGGATAACCTATTCGTCGATGCTCAATATAAAATGCGCATGGAACGGCGTAGAGAAAGAGATCCAGAAGGTTATCGTGTTTATGCACTTGGGGAATGGGGTCTGCTTGGCGGGCAATACTTTAATAATTGGAGTGAGAGCCTGCATGTTATTAAGCCTTTTAAAATTCCAGACGGCTGGATGCGCTTCCGCTGCATGGACTGGGGCAGCTATCATCCATATGCGTGTTATTGGATAGCAGTCGACTATGACGGCGTGATGTACGTTTATAGGGAGCTTTACGGCTATGGCGGTAAGGCTAACGTGGGTACTAAAGAGCCTAGCACGCTTGTTGCTCAACGCATAGCAGATTCTGAGAGCGCCGATAAGCGTTTGATTAGATACGCCGTGTTAGATAATGCCTGCTGGGGCAAACAGGACACAGGAGCGCCGAGTATAGCTGAGGAGATAAACAGAGTGCTGATGGATAACGGATGCATGATGTTTAACCCGTCTGTCAAAGGTAGAGAGCAGGTGGGCGAAGAAATCCGCCTGCGTCTGCAAGGCTGGGAAGATAAAGAAGGGAAGCGCCACCCAGGCATAAAGGTGTTCAACACGTGTTTTCATCTTATCCGCACATTGCCGGAGATAACCCACGACAAGAATCAGCCGGAGAAATACGATACAAACGGTGAAGACCACGCAATCGACGCTATAGGCTACGGCTGTATGAGCAGACCGTGGAAGCCTACCGCGCCGAAGAAGCAGGGCAAGCGTGACGGCTGGAAGTTTGATTACAATAACGAAAGCAACAGCAGAAGAAGCTTTATGGGAGTATAGAATGATTCGATTTGAGCTTAACATGACTCCAAACGATATAGAGTTAAAGGTAACCGGACACGATGAGGAGCACAGCAAAGAGTTCCACGCAGTCTGCGGTATGGTGAGCGCTGTGTCACAGTCATGCGTGTATGGCATTGTACATTTCTGTGATGATTACGAACTGGCAGAGTATGCGCCGGGGCGAATAAGAGTTAAGGCGAAGAACCTGCCGACGGCGAGAGCGCTGTGCTTATCATGTTTCGCAGGCCTTAACGCCATTAAGCAGCAGTTCCCACGTGACTTTGAGGGGTGAGAGATATGCTAGATGATTTTCAGTATGCCAAATCAGAGGACAATTCTACAACCTTTGTCGCTGAGAACAGTAAGCTGTTAAGGTATAAGCGGTGGTTTAAGGAAGCTGTGGAAGCGCAGCAGAAGTGGCGCAACGTGGCGAGAGAGGATAGAGAGTTCTACTCCGGCAAACAATGGGCGGACGACGATAAGAAAACGCTTGAAGATGCTAAGCGTCCTGCGATTACCATCAATCGCATAAAGCCGCTAATCAATGTTTTAAGTGGTTATCAGCGACTTAACCGCTATGATATTGACTTCCTGCCACGTACAAACGATGATGATGAGCAGGCACAGCTTAGAAAAGGCGTGACGAAGTACATCATGGACAGAAGTCACTATAACTATGAAGAAAGCGACGTGTTTAATGACGGCGTTGTTACCGGTATTGGTTGGTTTGAGGTAGGATACAAGTTCGACTGGCTGGCGCAGGACGGCGACGCGTTTATCAGACGTGTATCGCCTTTTGACATCTACGCCGACCCGGAGAGCCGCGACAAGCATATGCGTGACATGAAGTATGTTATCCGTGCTAGGTGGGTAGACAAAGATGAGCTTGCCGCCAAGTATCCGCAGCAGGCAGATGAGATAAACGCTCAGACCGCCGCATATATGACAGAAGAAACAGAGAATGATAAGAAATACAATGAGTTATGGTATTCCCACGAAACGAAGAAGATTCGCTTTGCCGAATGCTGGTATAAGAAAGCCGTACAGAAGCAGCTATTTATCCTAAAGAGCGGCGAATTGGTGGAGCAAGTCACCGAAGATATGATAGCTTTAGGCATGATTCTTCGGCAGCAGACAGTGACTACTACCGAGATTCGTATGTTAGCCTTCTTTGACAATGTTGTCTTAGAGGATATTCAATCGCCTTACAAGCATGGATTTATCCCATTCGTGCCCTTCATTTGTTACTATCAGGGCGAGGATGATATTCCTTCTGGCGTCGTGCGGGACCTTAAAGACCCGCAACGTGAGATAAACAAGCGCCGCAGTCAAGAGCTGCATATCCTTAACACGCAGTCTAACGGCGGCTGGATTTCGGAGGAAGGTGCGATGTCACCGCAGCAGGAAGCATCGTTTAAACGTAATGCTTCTACACCGGGCGCATTGCTTAAAGTCAACCCCGGTGCGTTGTCTATGCAGAAGCTGCAAAGACTTGAACCGCAAGCACCGCCGTCTAACATCATTAATGCGTCGCAGGAAGCAATGAACGAAATGCCTAGCATCAGTGGTATCAACGAAGCTTTAATGGGTACAGACATCAGCAATTCGCAATCTGGCCGTGCTATTGAGCTTAAGCAGAAGCAGGCTATTACTCATATAGCAGGCTTGTTTGATAACCTGCGTATGGCTAAAGAGCTGATTGTAGATATGTTATGGGGCAAACGTGGCGCACCTGGTATCATTCCGCAGTTCTATACGGAGCAAAAGACGTTTAGAATTGTAGGCGAGAACGGCGAACCGCAGATTGTTACTGTTAATCAACAGGTTCAGCAGCAGCAGGTCAACCCACAAACAGGCATGATTCAGACGATTACAAAGACTCTCAACGATTTATCCGTTGGCGAGTTTGATATAGTAATTGCTGATACACCTGCTACATCGACACAGCGCACAGCTCAATTCTGGAGCTTAGTCGATGCTTGCGGCAAGTTGGGTATTCAAGGCAACATGATCATGGATATTCTGATTGACTTATCGGATATTCCGCAGAAAGCAGAAATCAAACGTAGGCTGAAAAGCCAGCAGGAAGAACAGGCGCAGGCACAGCAACAGCAGATGCAGGCTCAAATGGAGCTGGAGAAGCAGAAGCGACTTTCTCGCAGCATTGCTTATAAAGACCTGCAATTACCTTTGCAGCTGCAACTTGCGGCGCAGGCAGGTATTTTACCGCAGCAATACGCCGACGCGTTCCTGCAATGGAGCATTCAGCAAATGGCGCAGGGCATGGGTATGGGCGGTATGCAGCAACAGCCTAACGGGCCACAGCAAGGCATTATGCCACAGCAATTACCGCAACAAATACCGCAACAGCCTACACAACAGGCGGCGCAGTCACCATTGACACAGGCCGCTATGAATGGATTGGTTGAAGCGAATAAGCCGGTATTATAGGAGGTATAAACAATGGTAGCAGTAAGAAAGAAAAACGAAGAACAGCAGGAATTTTTAGACGTATTGGCTGAAACTGATGTACCTGCATCCCCTTATGAACGTCATGCATCTATTATGTTCGAACGCTCAACCGCCGTAGATAAGGCTATGAAGAAGCTTGACCAAGCTATGATTAATAAAGCATTAACACTGCTTGAAGCTAGCGGCGAGGGCGCAGGTGACTTAAAAATTAAACAGATTGAAACAGCGATTGAGATTTACAAAGCATTACAAGCTTTGTAGTCACAATCGCTTTTCTTATATCGTGCCGCCGACGATATGGGCGCATTTAGCCGACGGGCGTAAAACGTAAAGGAGTATCACATATGTTTAAATTTAACTTCCAGATGTTTAATGACGAGATTCCCGGTATTGATGCTGATGTTTTGGAGCAGTTCAAGGATGAACTGCCGCAGGAAGAACCTGCCGAACAGCCAGAACAGCAAGCAGAGGAGACTCCCGCTGACCATCACAGCGACAACAAAGATGTAGAGCCGACCGAGCAAGAGACCGAGGAAGAAGAGGAAGTTCCCGAGGGTTCCAATGTTCCATACAACAGATTCAAAGGCGTAAACGAGCGCATGAAGGCCGCAGAAGCGCGTCAACGCGAGTTAGAAGAAGAGCTGGCTAAGTATAAAAATCCGCAACAGCAAGAACAGCAGGCCACCCCTGCACCTGCCGTTCCGCAGAATGTTGGCGATTTTAATGCTGACCAAATTAAGATCATGACGAACGAAGCACGCCGCCGCGCCGCAAAGCAGCTCAATTTGACTGAAGAAGACATTGAGAATATGGAATATAGCGACGACCCGGACGTAAAGGCCTCTTATGACGCGCTCACTGTGCAGCACCTGAACGATGTTAGAAAAGAGGTTGTCGACTACCAGCAGAAGCAACAGGCTTATTTTGATGACATTCAAAAAACATACGCAGAGTATACCGACAAGGTTAAACAATTCAGAGCCGACCCGGAGTATCAAGCAAAGTGGAACAAAGTCTGCGAAGCCGCACAGCAACGCGGCGAACGCTTTATGTTGGCAGCACAAGGAGCTATCGACCGTCTTGATTCTGGCAGAGGTACATCAGGCGATTACTTCTTTGTCAAAGACTTTATGGACAGCGTACTCGGTGACTGGTCCGCACCAGCGGCTAAACCGAGCAAGCCAAACAAAAAAATTCAAGAAGCGGCAAAACTTCCTACCGCTCCCGAAGTGGGAGGCACTACCAAGGGCGATATTGTATGGGATACACCAACCATTACCGACTACATCAATAGCGGCAGAATGGATGAAATCCCACCAAATGTGTTGAAGCGCATTATGGGACAGCAAATCGCTCCCGGTGATTATGAGGAATAAGGTCCGCGGAAAGGACTAATAAATGAAATTCGAGTTTTATTTGCAAATGTTTGCCGACACTAAGGTCCCGGCAAATCTTGTAAAGAAAGTATGGGCAGCGCAACTTTGGAAAGAAGCACAGCGCGACAACTTCTTTGCTAAATTCACCGGTACTTCTACCGATTCTATCATTCAAAAGGTTACTCAACTGTCTAAGGAGAAGGGCGACCAAATCACTATTCCGTTGATGATGCGCCTTACCGGTGACCCAATTATGGGCGACGCTATGCTGGAAGGTAATGAAGAAGCACTGCAATTCTACGATTACAGTGTAACCATTAACCAATTCCGCCATGCTGTACGCTTAGAGGGCGCAATGGAAGAACAGAAAACTATTCTTGACCTGCGTACCGCAGCAAAAGACGGCTTGAAAACCTGGCTGACTGAATACATTGAGAACCAAATCGTGAAAGCACTGACTGCTTCTCCGACTACTAGCCATGCTATGTATGCAGGTTCTAACACTGCGGAAGGCACTATCACCGCAACTGACCTGCTGACCACCGACCTTATCTCCGCAGCAGCGCGCAAGGCTAAAACTATGTCTCCTAAGATTCGCCGTCCGAAGGTTAACGGCAAGGAATACTACATTCTGTTGGTTGACCCGTACCAAGCGCGCGACTTGAAGAAAGACACCAAATGGCTGCAAGCTCAGTACAACTGTGCTGAACGTGGCATTGAAAACCCGCTGTTCAGCGGTATGCTGGGCGTATGGGACGGCGTAGTACTGCATGAGTACGAGAATTTGCAACGCACTCAAACCGGTGCTTCTAAAGCTATGGTTGGCCACGCTTTGCTGTTAGGCTGCCAAGCTGGCGTGCAGGCTATCGGTAAAGAGCCGTTCTGGAAAGAGAAATCTTTCGACTACGAAAACAAGGTTGGCTTTGCTGTTGGCGGTATTATGGGCTTTGGCAAGTCTAAATTCAACGAAAAAGACTTTGGCGTTGTACAAATTATCACTTCTTCTGCAAACGACTAATCGCATAAGGGCGGGGATACATTCCCTGCCCTTTTTTGTTCTTTATGGAGTTTATAAATCATGATTGAGATTAAATCATTAATCGCAAGACTGCGGCGAACGATGAAGGATGAGGATGAGAACAGTTTTACTGATGAGGAGTTATTGGACTACATCAGCGACGGCGTAGCGTTTATCAGACGTATCATTCTGCCGGTCAATCCCGAATTTATCGCAACTACTCTTGCTAGTGGGACGTTAGACAAGGGACAGAACGAAGTTAAACTGTCTAACAGCATCCAACAGCTAGTCGACGTGCGTGTCAATGGAAAAAAGGTGCGCATGACAAACATTAACGCTATTGACGATTCAAACCGCATAGGGCGCATAGACTGCTATTGTCTGTTGAACAGAAGCAAGATATTATTCTTTCCTTTGCCCGAAGAACCTTGCACATATGAGATTATAGGCATTAAACAACAGCCGGAGCTGACGTTGGCAGACTCTACGCCATACAATAATGACTTTGACACAGCTATCTTTGAATATGCTGCCGTCCGTGCAGGCATGGGCGATATGTTCCAAATGTCGCAGGAGATGCAGATAATGACAAACGTAGCAGAGCAGGTGGAGAACCTTATCAGATGTACGAATAACAGCGAGGACAACTTTGTAAGAGGGTATTACTGATGGACGTTGATAAGCTCATACAACATATACCAAACAACGTAAGCGGTGACGGCAAGCCTTTTGTGGCCGCACTGAAAAAAGCGTTAATAAAGTACAAAGAAGATCTGAACAAAAAGATTGACGATAACACATCGAGTGCAGGTGAAAAGCCGGGACACGTCAGCAGTGTGCAGTTATTAGAGCTACATTCAATCAATGACGGCGTGAGAATCAACTCTATACAGGTGTCATGGGTAAAGACAACCGTAACCAACTATGCTAAAGCTGAGGTATGGTTTCGCACGGCTACGGACAAGGCGTGGGAGAAGGCTGGAGAGAGCAGCGGCACACAGTTTGTTTATAGCGGCGCTACAACAGGCCTGACGTACTATATCAAGGTAGTAGCGGTAAACACCAAGGGTAACACTGCCGATTTTGACACAGCTCCGCAAGCTAGCATCAAAATCCAAGGCAGTCAATATATCCCTAACCCGCCGACACAGTTTGTGCTGACGTGGGACGAGAAAGGCCCGCTGTGGAAGTGGCTGTTCGAGCCTAACGAATACATAGACTTCTTTGAATTGAGGTTAGACCAGAACCCCGGAGTTTGGAATGACAAGAGATTGGACAGCACACGAGAAACGTGGAGCAGAGCCAATCCCGGTGTCAGAAGCGGCACTGCTTATCTCTATATTCGTAACATCTTCGGTGAATATAGCGAACCTGCCGTGCATGAATTTAATAAGGCATTACCGCAGAAGCCGACTGCGCCACAGTTAACAAGTACGATTGATGGCGTGCGTATCAAAATGCAAGGCTTACCGCTGGGCGCAACAGGCTACAAGATTCACATCAAGACTAAGGATAGCCAAGAAACCGTTGAAGATGATTTCTATACCGTCAACAGCGAGTATATCTACTTCTTCTTCATCGGGCATATCACAGTCAAGTATTGTTTTGTCGACCCGCTGGGTGACGGCGAATGGAGCGATACAAGCGAAGCGGACTGCAAAGCTGGCATTGATATAGGCCAAGTACCGACCATTGACTACACCAAATTTGATAAGTTTACGCAGGATGCTATCGACAAGGCTAACAATCAGCCTAGCATTAACGATGCACTAAAAAAACTGATTACCGATAATACCACGGCTGTCGACGAGGCCAACAAACTGATTGATGCTAATGCCAACGGAATACATCAGAACGCTAACAGTATTTCAAGCGTTGTAACTAAAGTAAACGGTTTGAACGAGAAAGTGGAAGGCATAGAGGGAACAGTAACTACACAGGGCACTGCTATCGTGCAGACTGCTACTGATATTACGGCACTCGCCAAAAGAGTAACAGTCAACGAAGGCACAATCAGCACTAACACGTCCTCTATTCAGCAGAACGCCGATTCTATCACAAGCGTAGTTAAGCGTGTAGACGATGCAGAGGGTACTTTAAAAACCCACGGCACGGCTATTCAACAGAACGCCAACAGCATATCTACAATCGCTATGGATGTTAAAGGTAACGCTTCTGCTATCGAGCAGAACGCCAAGAGCATCACTGCTATTGTAGAGGATGTGAAAGGAAACAGGGCATCAATTCAAGCCAACGCTGATAACATTACCAGCATCGTTACAAAGGTTGATAAGCAAGGCTCAACGATTAACAGCCAAGGTTCAGCAATCGTACAGAACGCTAACAGTATTACAAGCGTGGTTACAGAGCTGAACAAAAAACCTGCCGACTGCAATTACTCATCTATCAACCAACTGCAAGACGATATACTGCTTTGCGTAAAAAAAGACGGCGTTGTCAACGCTATCAACGTATCTACTGAGGGCGTTGTAATCGACGGCAAAAAGGTACATATCACAGGCGATACAGTGTTTGACAAGAATGTTATCGTAGGCGGCATGATAGCTGCCGACAGTATCGCACTGGAGCACTTAAAGGCTAACTCCGTATCGTCTGCAAAGATACAGGCTAACGCTATTACGTCGACTAAAATCGGAGCAGGAGCAGTGACTGCTGACAAAATCGAAGCAGGAGCTATCACTGCCGAGAAGCTTGCCGCTGACAGCGTAACTTCTGATGCTATACAGGCAGGAAGCGTTATCGGTGACAAGATAGCGGCGAACACGATAACAGGCAAACACTTTGCAGCAGCCAACATCGACTTGACAGGAGCTTTGACGATTACAGGCGGTAACGTCAAACTGAGCCAAGAGGGATTGAGATTAAGCAGTAACGACGGCTCGTTTACCTTGTTTAACCAAGAGGGCATTAACTACGTTGATGCTCACGGCATTACATATGCACAGGTTAAAAAGATGATTATCGGCAAGGCTTATGATGGGCAGTACATTAGATTTGCTGCTCCGTGGCCTACACCTCCGAGCGTTTTAATGTCGCCAATGACAATTAAAATCAACGATGAGAGTTATCCTGCCGCTACATTTTACCTTGTATGTGAAGCAACAGATATTACTGAAAACGGCTTTAAAGTCAACAACTACTTGCGATTAGACGAAGGCTCATATGGTGTAAATAACGATGAACGTACAGATAATACTAGCATTTACAATGTGCTGAAAATGGAACAGTATTGGTATGGACACTATAGTTACTCTTATGATTTTAAAGTATCGAGCGACGTAATGGACGTAACATTCCCGGAAACTGCTAATTATATTGAGCTAAGTTTAGTTTTAGATATAAAAAATCCGTTAGCGCATTATAAGCACGGAAATGAAGATAACGGAAGTTCCGGCGGATATGTAAATGGCAGTGTTAATATTGATTATCCGAATGCAAATCGTGGGCACACAAGCTATGACAACTCAAAAAGAACGATTACGGCACAACTTTATATCGGAGAAACCAAACTATCAGAAGCAACATTTACTGTCACGAGTTCCTTGCCAAGCGAAAAAAAGAATTTTGTGTTGTCTGGTAGATTTGAAACTGGACAGACGAGAGCTTTTATAAGAATTATATGGAATATGAAACTGAACACTGGTGAACATGGCTCGTGGGAAACTTTATATAACGGCAGAAATGATATAGCTAGAGCTTGCTGCGCTGCAAGCGTCACAAAAGCTTACCACAAGTATTCCGCTGCTACATCAAAAATAGCTAGAGGATATGCAATGTTCCTTGTAACCGACGGCAGCACCAACACCTACACGGCGGAAGTGACTGTACAAGTCCTGATTAACTATGACGGCAAGCCGTTGACAGCAACGACAATAACAGTTGACGGCGTTGAGCACACTACCAACTTAAACGGAATAATCGAAATGAGCGGCAAGGGCTCAAAAGAGCATATATTCGCTTATGGCACTGCTCCGACTACTAAAGCGGTGGTCAACTACACCGACGGCGTTGTAACTACGATTGAGATTCAACCCGCTAGCATTACTTGCTATCTGCGTGTATTGTATGACGGCAAATCGGTGGCAAACGATACAGTTACAGTCAACGGCGAAGCAAAGGCAACTGATGCTGATGGCAAAATTGCAATCGGTGGCATTGATAAACATACAGGCGATTACGTTGTAGCTTATGGCAATGATAGCACTAAAATAACTGTAACATATGTTGCTAACGGCGTAACCAATGTAGCATTGTATAGCATCGTCGAGGGCAGCAAGGTGTTTACCACTGAAGACAACGGCACGGAAACATTTACTGTTCCTGCTGGCATCACTAAATTACTGCTCACAGCAACAGTGAATAATGCTGACGTTCCGCCGGGAGAAGAAGTACAGTACAGTTGCAGTGTAACCAATACTGCTAACAATACAGTATGGGGATATGGCGAGGCGTACAGTTTCATAGAAGATGACGGCGAAACCGAACACACCGATATGCGTAGCGTTGTAGAAGTAACTCCGCGCAAAGAGTACACGCTGAAATTCGTAGGTGCTACAATCAACGATACTGTTGACGGCATCAAATTTGAGTGGAGCAAAACAATAAACGCTATGACTGCAAACATTGTCGACAAATAAGCGAGGTGAAACAATGCAGATAGAATTTGAAATTGACGGTATGCGGCTGACAAGAACGTCAGACGCTTATGTAACAGAGGGAAGCAAGAACTTCGTACAGTTGCTGTTCACGTTCTCCGATGATTGGGACGGCATCGACAAATATGCACTGTTTGCAAGGGACAACAAAACCTATGAGGTTGCTATCGTAGACGGCAAATGTATCGTTCCCTACGAATGTGCGAGAACATCGGGACAGTTTCAGCTTACAGTAGTAGGCAAGGAAACGGCAGGAGATGTTATTGCAACCACGAGTGACAAGGCGGTGCGGGTCAGTAGCAACGAGTTTGAAGAAAACCCAACAGGCTCAGAAACAAGACTGACTAACACATTTCTTGTCGATACGTTGGCAAGCGTAAAGGATTACGCCGACAAAGCGAAAGAGTACGCAGACAAGGCGGCAAGCGTAGGCATTGAGATTGACAAGGCTGTTGAGAGCGCACAGAACGCCGCTACAAGCGAGAAAGCCGCCAAAGGGTACGCTGATAAGGCTAAAGAATATAGCGAGAACGTCAACGTCTTTATTCCGTCCGTAGATGCTGACGGTGTAATGACATGGACGAACAAAGCAGGTCTTGCTAATCCCGCTCCGGTAAACGTAAAAGGTGAGCGTGGCGAAAAGGGTGAGCGTGGCGAGCAAGGCTTACAGGGCGCAACAGGTGCTAAGGGTGAGCGTGGCGAGCAAGGGCCGCAAGGCTTGCAAGGTCTACGTGGCGAAAAAGGTGATAAGGGCGATGCTTTTAAATACACCGACTTTACCGTGTCACAGCTTGCCGCTTTAAAAGGCCCTAAAGGCGATACAGGTAACACAGGCCCGCAAGGTGAGCAAGGCCCTAAAGGTGACACGGGTTTACAAGGCCCACAAGGCGAACGTGGTCTGCGTGGCTTGCAAGGTGCAACAGGTGAGAGAGGCCCGCAAGGCGAGAGAGGCCCACAGGGAGCGACAGGCCCGCAAGGCCCGAAGGGTGACAAAGGCGAACAGGGTACAGGTGTTACAATCAAAGGCAGATATGATTCATTGTCTGCTTTAATTGCTGCGCATCCAAAAGGCAACGAGGGTGACGCTTATATGGTAGGCGTTAACCTCTATGCGTGGTCTGGCACAGAATGGATTGACTGCGGCAACATTCAAGGCCCGAAGGGTGATAAAGGTGACACAGGCCCACAAGGCTTACGTGGCATCCAAGGCGAGAAGGGCGCGACAGGCGAAAGAGGTGCAACAGGCCCGCAGGGAGTTAAAGGTGATACAGGTGAGAGAGGGCCGCAAGGCTTACAAGGGCCTAAAGGTGATACAGGCTTGCAAGGCCCACGTGGTGAGCAAGGTGCAACAGGTGCAGCGGGTACGGCAGCTACAATCAAAGTCGGCACTGTTACCACGGGTGCGGCAGGAACAGCGGCAACAGTTACCAACAGCGGTACTGCATCGGCGGCGGTGCTTGATTTTACTATTCCGCAAGGTGCGAAAGGTGACAAAGGCGAACAGGGTACAGGAAGCACTGTCGACGTAGAAGTTGCGACAAACAGCGAGATTGACAATGCGCTTGCGTTAGCAGGTACAGGCACAATCCCCAGCGGCGATAGCGTTACAGTAAAAACGCTTACTGTAACCGACACATTGAACATTCCCGGTGGCACAATTTGGGTGGCTTAAATGAGTATTTTATCTCAGAAATTATACATAAAAAAAGGCAGCTCAACGGCTGCCTGCAATATTTACTCTACGGCTGCGGAAGCAGGTGACAAAGCGTTAAGAGTCGGTAACGGCTATGTTGCTTTAAAAGACGTTACTGATGCAAACGCTACAGCAGGACGTGTCAGCATAAACGGCGTGACGTATGCAATCGCTACACAGCACACAGCGGCTGTCAGCGTGCCGTACACCGAAAAATATTGGACTGATGCTGGCGATTATACGTTTACTGTCCCTAGCGGCGTATCTCGTATGCGTGTCGCTTTATGCGGTGGTGGTGCTGGTGCTGGTGCTTTTGCCGCAGGTAACACAGGCGGCGATACACGAGCGTTTGATTTGTTCGCGACAGGCGGCGAGGGCGGCTCGGCGTGGACGTATGGTAACGGTGGCACTCCTAACGGCTATGCGTCAAGCGGCAACAGAATAACAGACGGCTTTGCGTTATCGTTTGATAAGGCGAGCGGTGATTACGGCAAGGGTGGCAACTACGGCGGCTCGGGCGGTTACGATAGCCAATATGTTGCCGTTACCGCAGGACAAAGCTATACGATTACTGTCGGCGGTGCAGGCGGCAACGGTGGCACAGGCGGTTTTGCTTTGATTGCCTACGGAGGTGATATTTAGTGGCTAAACTAATAGACTTAGACGGCTTGGCGTATTTTTACGGCAAAATCAAGGCGATGTTAGCCGAAAAACTGGGCAAAAATGACACGGCAGCAAATGCTGTTAAGGTAAACGGATTGACCGTGGAAACGGCCGTGCCTAAAAACGCTAAATTTACGGATACAGTCTACACGCATCCTGCAACGCATCCGGCAAGCATGATTACAGGATTATCGGCGGTAGCAACAAGCAGTAGCTATAATGATTTGAGTAATAGGCCAGCCATACCCACCAAGGTGTCAGACCTGCAAAACGATGCAGGTTATCTTACGCAACACCAATCGCTTGATGGTTATGCCAAAACATCCGACGCTAACACGTGGACAGCGGAGCAGAGCTTAAACAACGTCAACATCACATATGAGCGTTATGCGGCATCGTCCGTCAGCGGTACATCGGCTACACCGACAGCATCAACAGCCGTTTATACCGCAACAGGTAATTTTACCATTGACCTCAACAGCATTGCTGGCAACCTTGCCAACGGTCAAACAACTGTGTTTACGGCACGTATTAACGCTACTGCTGATTATACGCTGAGCATCAATATCGACGGCGTTATCAGCTATATCGGTAAGGCATCAGATGTAGCTATCACGAGCGCAGGACTGTTGCTTAACGTTTTTATAAGCCGTTTGGACAACTCCACAACCTGCATCGTGCAAGCATCCAAATTATCTTAGAGGTGGCAGCATGGGCTTAAGCAGATTATTTATGAGAGCTGATAGTAAACAAAATACAGTAACAATGACAATGGGCAGCAGCGGTTATCAATATGGTTACAGCCGATACTACGCCAATTATGGCGAGATTGAGGGCGAGATGACGCATGAAGGCAAGGCGGTTACTCTTGTCATGCTGTGCTATTATAGCGGCTACCTTGATTTTGCATTTAACATCGACGGTATCACAAGCGGCTCATATAACGTCACTGTCAACGTAACCGAGCTTGATACAGGCAGGACGGGTACAATCACTCTCGATGCACCATACGCAAGCCATGTCCCCGGATTTTATGTTAGCCCCGATAAGGTGCCGTCTGACGTATCAAGGTTCTTTGTGGCTGCCAATGTCGGTAAAAAATACACTGTTGAGCTGATTTTTAATTAGAGGTGATAAAATGACCACATACACATACAAGAATAACGCTTACACTACGTTGTACGCATTATCCGAAGCGTTAGGCAAAGACGGCGTGTTTATCCCATTGTCAATCGGTGACGAGGCTTTAACAGAATTAGGCGTAACCGTTACGCATGAGGAAGAACCTATTGAAAACGTAAAACAGCGCAAAATCTTGATGTTAAAGCGTCAGCGTGACACTGCCGAGGTTGAACCGATTGAATACAACGGACATAGCTTCGACTATGATGACAAAGCTAGAGACCGCATAAATGCGGCTATTATCGCTTTGTCTTTGCAAGGCGAGGGCGCGTCCATTGACTGGACTACGGCAGATAATCAAGATGTTAAGGTGACAGCTAATGACCTGCGCATGGTTATCGCCGTAGTTGCTGTGCGTAGTAATGCTTTACATACTGCGTATCGCAAGGCAAAGGAACAAGTTGAAGCAGCACAGAACAAGGCTGATATTGATAAGATTACAATGTAGGTGAGATTATGCCGATAGAAAGAGAACCGCAGAGCGTATCATGTTGCCTAAGCAGTTTAGTGGGTGGCATGAACGCTTCCGTCCCAGACAACATGATAGGTGAAAACGAAGCCGTCCTGCTTGAAAACTATATGTTTGAGCAGGGCGTTTTGCGTACAAGGTGCGGTTATTCCGAGCCTCTTATCGACATTGGTGAGCCAGTGGATAAAATTTGGTATGACCAAAGTACGGATGGGTTTCTGCTGTTTGGCAAAGCGCCAGCAAGGGGGACGGCCAACGCTTATTACGGTTATGTCAAAGAACCGCCGAAGCAGATTGGCAAACTGACAGGCGAAGAGCGCCCTGTCTGCCAGCGGTTCGGTGCTAAAGTTACCATAGGCAGCGGCGATAAGCTACAATACTATGATTACGAGAACAACTTGACTACCGTCGAAGGCAGTTTCCTTTGCGACAATTTATGGGTGCGCGACAGCAGATTGGGTACATCCAAACGTGGTGACGACAATTTTCGTTACAGCAGCACTGGCGATTGCACCTCCGACGAGGCATGGAAAGAGGACACTAATGTGGTGAGCCAAGCCCAGTGGTATTGCATAGGCGAGCTTGACGGCGGCGATATTATCACTACGCTGCCTCTCTCCGGTGACTTGATTGTATTCAAGACCAATGATTTGGGTTATCAGATAAGTGGCACCGTACCAGACTTACAGAGTCAGCAGATTCTGAGCAACACCCACGCACAAGACGACAGGGAATCGTTCGCTTTGCTGGGCAATACCATTGTGTTTGCAACGGATTTAGGCATCCGCAGTTTGCAGACGACAACAACTTACGGCAACTTCGACACAACCGAAGTTGCGTATAAGATAAACAGGTTGCTGCAAAAAGAGTGCTACAAGCCAAGAATCTGGAACATGCTGACTATGAAGCAGCTCTGGATACGCCCTAACGCCAAGGATGAAAAGACCTTTTATATATATCAGTATGATACTGGTGCAGCGTACAAATACACATTCCACGATGATATTCACGACGTTGCGCAGACAGATAGTGGCATCATGCTGGCTACCGACAAGGGTGTTTGCCGCATGAATGACGAGTATACTACCGACAACGGAGAGCCGATACACAGCAAAATTATCTCGAAAATGTACATCACTCCCAACCGCATCATCACCAGATACTTTGATATTTTTGTCGAGGGCAGAGAAGGCGATGAGAGCGGTAAAATTCACGTACAGGTTGCTGACCGTGGCTTTGATTACAGTTTAACAACCAAACGCAGAGTGAAGCATTTTTATAATTCTTTGCGGGCCATGCAAGTTATCGTGACCAGCACATCGCCGCACAGAATAAACAATTTCTGCTTGTATGGCATCGACGAGTAATTGGAACAGGAAGGCGGTAATGCAATATGAAGGCTAAAAGCCTTAAAGAATGGATTGAAATTTATGAAACCAAAACAGGCGATAGCTTCGATTTGTTACCGGGCTATCGCCTGTTGTATATGCCGGAAAGAGGCTTTGCGAGCATGAAGCCCGACCTTGAAGGCAAAATGATGATTATTTACCAAGTATGTGGCGATGCTAAATTTTGGCGTGATTACGCCGAACTCGTAAGCTGCACGGCTGGTTTTGAGTGTGTCGCCAGCATCTGCACCAGACACATTGAACCGTACATCCGTGGTTTCGGTTGGGAGACAATCGAAAAGGAAGATGTCAACGGGCAGCTCCGCTATTGGTGTCAAGACAGTATCGGCAGGTTGGTTATCATAACGCACAAGCACAATGACGAAAAGACGGGCGAGCCAGTTTATTGGGTAACTCATTATTTCAACACCAAAGCAACCAGCCCGCTAATCGAAAAAATGAAAGAAAAATTACAGGAAGAAGGTGTGCTTAATGGGTAAAAAAGGTGGCAGTTCGACAACTGTACAATCCTATAAACCGACAGAGCAGGAGATTCGACTGCAAAAAGCGGCGGCCGACTACTCCGAAGCCATTGCACCTAACGCGCTGTGGTTGAACGGTGTAGCAAGGGGCTTGCTGCAAGATAGCTTAGGTACAATTCAAGTTGACTACAACCAACTGTTGAGTAATGCAAACCAGCAGACTGCTGCGGCGCAACAAGGTGTGGCTAATCTGACGCAAGGCATTTTGCCGTCTGCATACCAGCAGAACATGGAGAACGCTATCCGAAGCGGTGTAAACAATACTATGGGTAGTACTCTCAGCGGCTTAGGTGCTCGCGGCATCCTCAATAGCAGCGTGACAAATACAGCTCTGAACGATATTTCCAAGAATGCCGCCGATACTATGGCGCAGCAATATCAGAGCAACATTGATAAATTGAACGGCCTGTATGGTCAACAGGCTTCTTTGGCTGGGCAGAATATTACTACTTCTGCTGCGGCTCAACAGGCGGCTCAGCAGCCAGCTCTGAATCTGTGGAATGCATCTCTTGGCTTGAACAGCGGCGGCACATTAGGCGCATTGGATGCCATGAAGGGTACAGGTACAACAACTAGCACAAACACTCAAAGCGGCGGCAGTGGTTGGGGCAGCTTCCTTGGCGGTGCTCTCAACCTCGGTGCGTCTGCTATCGCTTGCTTTGTTGGCGAAACTCCGGTTGAAACAGCCAAAGGGACTAAGGCTATCAGAGAAATCGTTTCCGGCGACAAAGTTTTGGCATACGACCATGTTCGAGATAAAAAGCAAGTCGAAGAAGTTGTCGAGATTATGGAACCGCTGGATAGCGAAGTTTATATGGTTATCTGTCAAGACGAGGACGGCAATATGCGCGATGTAATCACAACACTGACTCAGCCTTTAATGAAAGCGGATGGTACGTGGTGCGATGTTGCAATGTTGCGCATCGGTGATAACTTGAAGAATGTCGGTAAAGTCAAAGGTGTTGTTGGCAACGGTAACAGAAAAGTTTACGACATGAAGCTGACGGGCGTTAATACGTATTGTGCTAACGGTTTTATTGCCAAAGGCGCAACAAACGAATGGTAAGGAGCGTGGTACGGAATGAGTTATGGCGCATACGGAATGAAGATGAACCCCAACTACGGAGTTAGGGTTAACCCGAGCACAGGCTTTTCAACAGGCTCAAGCAGCAACGATATTTTATACAATCTCGGTGGTTTGTTGGGAGCAATCTGGGCCAACAACTACAACCAAAGGGGCATCCAAAAAGGCACTGCTGAAGGGCAAAATGCAATTAGCGATGTCTTAAAGACTTACGCAGAAGGGCGCGGACAGACAGATGACAAAGTTGGCGTGTTTCAAGGCGGCAATGTAACCGTTGACGGCCAGCAGGTAGCTTTGCCGGGAGGCGCACAACAGATTGCCAAAACGAATGGCACATACGAGAGCGCGGGTAATATTGGCGCAGGTACAAACGGTGTAAACCTTGGACAAGGCATCACAGCAGCACCTCAAAGCGGCGCAATCAGTTCTATAGATTTTATTCAGCCGCAAAGCACAGCCATTAGCGCAACAGGCAGCATTCCACAGCAGTATCAGCCACAGAATTTAACTGTTAACGGCCAGCAGGTGCCGCCTGCAAATTTTTCTCAGCCTCAGCCACAGACAACCCCTTCCTCAGACGCATCCGCTAATGGGCAAGGCGTTGTAGCTCCCGCGGCTGAGGCTCCGCGAGATTTAAAAGCAGAAAAACAGGATTATGTTGTGCAGAAATACAGCGGTACCGATAATCCCGAAGAAGATAAGCGTACCATTACCGCTACAGCTCTTGCAGCGAAAGGTCAGATTGCTAACGCTAATCTCAGTAACATCCCTCTCAGCAAGGAAAGTCTTTCGGCTATTGCCCGTTCGGAAATGCTGAAAAACGGCAGAACGCCGTATCAGATTGAGCAGGTTATGAAGATTATCGAGCCGGATATTGCAAACAAGGTTGAGCAAAACAACGCGCAACAATTCAACGCCTTGTATGACCTTTACAAACAGCAAGTACAAAGCGGTCAGATTGATGCTTCTGCATTGACATACGCAAGGATGCGTCAGTTGAATCCGACTTTAGCGGAAGGCTTATCTGGTCAGTTCAAACGTAACCAGAGCGACTTCTTGGAGCAGTACAAATACGACCAATCCGTTAAGATGCTGATGAAAAACCGCGGTTATTCTGAACAGGAAGCCAAGAATTTTCTTGAAACAGGCGACACCCGTTACTCTCAGAAAGATTTGCAAAACATGGGTTATATTGCTGGTAAAGCGCCTTCGTATGGCTACGGCGGTGGTGGCAGCGGTGGTGGCAGCAGAGGTGGCTACGGCGGTGGCACTGGCGGTGGCAGAAGCAGAAGTGTGGCTGGCGGCGGTTCTACGAGCAAAGGCCCAACATGGGATAAGCGCGTAGAGTGGGCTAGGTCTGTTTTAGAAAATCCGAACGCTAGTCCCGAATTGAAACAATCCGCTACTGATGTACTAAGGGCTTACGACCGTTACATGGCTGGCGATTATTATGTTGTTCCAGCTAGTGTGGTTAAAGCCGAGCTTCAAAAAGCTATTGGCAACGGCGAGCTGACTTATGACGAAGCCCGCAACTGGATTTACTTTGGTAGCGGGCTTGGCGAAGATGAGCAACGAACCGTAGATAAGTGGTTTAGAGATACATACGGAGATATGGAAAACCCCGATAGCGAGGGCGGCAGAGAAGAGTTTGATGCTGTTTTGAGCAACAATACCTCGACATCTACTCCAGAGCCAGAGGAAGTTCCGAACGCCAACGGACATACTGGCATATTGGCATCCCTAGAAGCCTTGGGAGAGGCTTGGGATAACTTCAAATTAGAAGACGTTGCAAACTGGGTTAAAAACCACTAGGAGGAACATGATGTTTGATTATGAAAACCCAAGTGAAGGGTATAAAAACTTTTCCGAGCGTATGCGTCGGTTAGGCAATATGCCAGCACACGAATACGCCGATGCTTATATGAAACAAATGAACCTCGACGAAAGCGCGCTGCCCACGGCGCAGCAAGGTATGCCTCAAGACGACAGTTGGGGGTTTACCAGAGGCTTTAAATCCGGTGCATTGGGCGTACTGCAAGGTCAAGCGCAGTTGAGCAACTTGATGGGCATTGGAGATGGGGCCACAGCCAATGCGTTGGGCGAATCTATGCAGAACAACGCCCGCAAAAAAGAATATACTATTGCAGATATGATTCCTTTTGCCAGCGACTACTGGACTAATGGCGAGGGCGCGGCATATGACGTTGGCAACATGCTTGGTTCTTCGGCCGTCCTTGGTGCAGAGACTGCCGCAGTTGCAGCAACTGGCGGCGCAGCTCTCGGCGCTCTTGGCGTTGGCGGTGCAGCAGGTGTTGGTGGCGCGGCCAGAGGCCTTGCTCTTGCAGGTAAAATCAGCGGAGGCATGAGCAGAGCTGCCGCCAAAGCAGGTATGCCCAAACTTGCAAAGGTATTGGATGGCCCGATGGGCAACCTCTATGCCTTGAACATTTTAAAAACACCTGTTGAAGTTTCTTCTGAAATGGGTAATGCTGGTGCGGAAGCACTTGAAAGCGGCGCAAGCATTGATGAGGCTCGCAAGCAGGCTCTTGTTGTAGGTGCTGTACAAATGCCTTTACTGGCTTTTAGCAACACAATCGAATCTGCTGGCTTGGGCGGACTATTCTTAAAAGAGGCAGAGAAGGCTACTGGCAAGAAACTGACAAAGGAAGGTCTTGTATCTATCTTGGGCAACATTACCCGTGAAAGCTTGCAAAACGCTTGGGAAGAAGGTATGCAGCAGTCTGCCCACGAATATGCGCAAGGTAAACAGAGTTTGTTCGGCGTAGTAAATCCTGCACAGTGGAGCGATGAAGCATTGCAACAGGCTGCCGTAGGCAGCGTAGGCGGCTTGGCCATCGGCGGCGGCAACGCTGCGATGAGAGCTGGCGGTGACTATCTCAATAACAAGAGCGAGCAGGAGCAGAGCGATGTTGAGGCACCTCTGAGTCAACCGGAAGAACAACCGTTGAATGATGTTACCGCGCAAGCACAAGAATATCTCGATGGCCTTTATGAAAATCCGTCACTTAGCGATGAGCAGCGCGACGAAATAGATGCGGTTAATTCTAGCGGGGATGCTGAATTGATTAAAAACACTGCCATGAAATTCGGTTGGGATGGGGCTGAGCAAAAAGAAAAATTTGATTCTGATGCGATTCAAAACATGTTTGCGACCAGGCGAAAACTCGGCGAGATGAGCGTAAATCCAAGCACTTTGGTTGGCGCGATGGCACAGGGCGGCAACATGAATTTCAGACCGCCAGAACAGCATTTTGGCATCAACTATAAGGCTGCTATGGATAGTGTCGATAAAGCTATCAATAAACAAGAGCCTGTTTTGGGTTTGCCGATGCCGCAAAAGCCTAGTGTATATGCAAATAGCGATGTTGACCGCAAGGCCGAAGAAAAACGGGCAAAAATCGAAAACAGAGTACAATTAGGCAGCATTAGCCGTCGGAACGCAGATAAACAAATAGGCCGTCTGGATAAAGCAAGCACTCGACTTAAAGGCTACAATTTGCGATACGATACGCCTTCGCAAGCAGATGTGAGCCGACTTAGAGCGGAATATGAGCAAGAAGTAAACGATTTGGCTGGCAGATACGCTCGTGGCGAAATAAGCAAAGAACAATATGATATAGAAGTAGCAAGGCTGAGAACGGTCTTGGCTGTCGATACAAGCAATTTGCCGCCTCGCGGACGAGCACTTCAACAAAATATTACAAACAGTGCAAAGGCTCCTTCTTCGTTACAAAACAACGGCAAGAAAAGCACGGCACAATACCCGATGCCGCCACAAACAAATACAGGCGTAGGAGAAACCGTTGCGAACTACGGCACACAGGCCAAAGTTCGTTACGAAAGCTCTAAGCGCGCCGTTTTGGATGGTTTAAAAAAAGGAAGGGGTTCCGACCGCTTTTTAAACGCCGATGGCGGCTTTGATATTAGGCAGTTAAGGGCAGCTCCTGCGTTGCGCACCTTTTTGAATGACAACCAAGATGCTGTCGAAAAATTCAATGCAGCAATGAATGGAAACGAAGAAGCTTGGGCATGGTTTAGCAAGCTTACTGCTCTACGCAAAGCATCTGTTATGGATGCAGCCGAAAATGGCATTGCAGCATGGGAACTTGGCGCTGATGACGACTACCATGCAGTGCAAAACTTCCGCAGCGTTTTGAAAAGCGCAATAAAAAACAGCAGAGTTCTTAACAAAAAGAAAAAGGCCGCTGCTGCAAAAGTTGCGGAAACTGCTAATATTAACGGATTAATGCAACTTGCGGAACAACTAGGGGTAAAAGTTCCTGCCGCGCTTAATAGAATCGCTGAGCCTAAGACTGAGCCTAAAGCTGAGCCTAAGACCGAGCCTAAGACCGAGCCTAAGACCGAGCCTAAAGCTGAGCCTAAGACCGAGCCTAAGACCGAGCCTAAGACCGAGCCTAAAGCTGAGCCTAAGACCGAGCCTAAAGCTGAGCCTAAGACCGAGCCTAAGACCGAGCCTAAGACCGAGCCTAAGACCGAGCCTAAAGCTGAGCCTAAGACTGAGCCTAAAGCTGAGCCTAAGACCGAGCCTAAGACCGAGCCTAAGACCGAGCCTAAGACCGAGCCAGAGGAACATGAACAAGAGATGCAAAAAACTCTCCCGAAAATCAAATTCGGCAAAAAAGAGTTAACTCCGATTCTGACGGACAATGGTAAAACAGTTACTATTTCTTGGCCTAAAGGCACTGAAACAACAGAAGAACAACGAAAAATCATTTATGAAGCTGGCTTTAGGTATGGCGGTGAGACGGCGAAAGCGATTAAAGCTCCCTATAACGCAGAGGTGAAAGCCGCTTTGGAGAAATTGTCTGGAGTGAAGATAGACGAAAAACCGAAAACCGAATCTCAGACACTGCATGAGCTTTTTGCGAGCAACGGCATTGATACAAGCAAACCCGTTGAACTGCCAACAGTTCCTAAAGTTTCTCTCGCGGATGTGCTTGATAAAGCCAAAAATGCAAATGCTGGCAATGTCGAAGATGCAACCGATAAATCGACTACTGATGTTGGAAAACCGCTATGCACTATTCGTTTAAATGGTGTTAAAGGCGAAGTAAGGTCTTTGCCAGATGGCAGAGTATCTTTGAAAATGGAAAAGCGTGTTAAATTCACCAAAGAGGAAAAGCGAGCATACAGGAAAGCTGGCTTTGCGTGGAAGAGCAAAGAGGAAGGTTCTATCGCCGAAAACACGCCAGCCTTAGACGAATTTTTGAAGAAGTATCTTGTTCAAGATGCTTCTGATAACAATGCCAATAGCAATACAACAACCCCAACAAAAGGTGAAAAGCCAAAGCAAGCCGACAACTCTAACAAGAACGAAGCTGGCAAGGCAGACAAATTGCCGGCAATTCAAGTTGGTGGCAAGGAGCTGAACCCTATTCTGCGTCAAAAAGATAACATGGTGTGGATTGCTCCGTTAGACAAACTTCCTCTTGATGTGAGAAAATCTTTAGGCCAAGCTGGGTTTCACTGGGATTCTGGTGGTTTTTACTATGCGCCTTACGGACAACCTAAAGTTAGAGATTTTCTCGAAAAACACCAAAAAGATAACATTGGCGGAAGCAAAGGTACTCCGGGATTGGATGCGGCATCCGCGAGCATTAAAGACTTCTTTGCGAGCAACGGCATTGATACAAGCAAACCTGTTGAACTGCCAACGGTTCAGAAAGTTTCTCTCTCGGATGTGCTTGATAAAGTCAAAAACGCAAACAATGGCAATAAAAATAAAGGTGAGAACAGCGGCAAAAAAGAAGGTTCTGACGCGGATAAAACAGAAGGAAAATCAGAGCCGATAAAAAAAGAGCCTTCTGCTGACAAGAAAAATGACAGTAATGAAGGCAAATCACCAGTTCAACAGCAAGCAGACACCGAAACAAAGCCAGATGTTTCTGGTATCGTTAAAGGGCTGAACACAGATGACAATGGCTTGTATCTAATGAACAAGAAAACCCCTGTTGATAACATTGAACTTATTCAAAAATACAACGAGGCAAGCTTGTTAGAACGAGTTAAGGGAATTTGTGACAAGTGGCGCAATGGTGAAATTAGTATAGACGAGGCTTCCAAGGAAGTAAATGCTCTGAAACGCGTTTATACGCGCAGCGCTCGACAAGTTCCCACTGTTTCAAAAGACTGCATCGAGAAAATAGAAGAAACTCGCAAGCAAATGTTTATTGACCGAGACGCAGATGCCAGAGAGCAACACAGGAAACAACTCGATGCTGACAAAAGAGCTAGAGAAGAAGCCGAGGCTCCGAGAAAGGAGTTTTACCAAAAAGCACTTAAAGATGCCAAGAATGCTGCTGAAAATGTTGTTAAGCAGCACAAGGAAGGCAAGATGTTTCTGGAAGAGGCTCTTGATTCGCTTGAAAAAATCAAGAGTGAATTAGAAAAGAAACTGGAAACCAGCAAAGACAGCTCCGGGAAAGGCGACTTTTTGCGAGTTGATGATAGGAAAGCCGTATATGATAAGCAGGTAGCAGCAGTTAAGAAGGAGCAGGAGAAAATCGACAAAAAGATTCTTGAATCCGCAACTACTGACGCAATGGCTGACGGCAGCGAGGTTTTATCTAAAGAAGGTCGAGAGGTCTATGATTGGGTAAAATCTTCTCTTTCTAATGATTCAAGGAAGCGATTCAGCACAAACGCTGTTGAAGCTGCTGCGCAACTTTTGGCTTTTAGAGCGCAAACGTGGTCTAAACTGTTCAATAAGTATCTCGGTACAAACTATACCCCTCTGGCGTTTGCTCAGCGTTACAAATTTGCGTTTTTTGATGACAAGATTGACAATCGCACGTCGAGTACCGCTGGACTCACAACTCAAATACTTACTGCTGACGAAGCAGCAAAAGGTAGATTAGCTTTTTCAGAAAAAGCTAGTACAACTACATTATTTCACGAAATGGCGCACATGTTCTTTTCAGACTTTGCCTTGGTTGCAGAGTCGCCGCTTGCGCCTCAAAAACTCAAAGATGATTTCAAGCGACTGAGGGAATGGATAGGTAGAGGAACAGACAAAACATCTAAAGAGTACACTCAAACTCCTTATTTTAACTCAGAACAACGCTCTAAAAGCGATGGTGGGCCTGTTGACGAAGAGCGCTTCGCCCAAGCTGTCGTAAAGCATATAGCTGATGCAGACACCCCCATACCGTGGCTCAATAAGCTGTTTACGGATTTAAAGGCAGAAATTCAATCTTATATTGAAAAATTTATGCTAAAAATACAAAAAGCATTAGGCAAGGAATCCGCGAAGTCTAAGAAGTGGGCTAACGCTTATACTTTTGATTTTGAGATTCCTGCTGACGTTAAGCGAATCATTAACGAGGTTGTATTCAGCGGCAAGGACGAAGTTAGCAAACCATTTGCTGAGCGCATAAAAGAGTTAGATGATTTGCGCAGTCAGGTTGATATTATGCTGAACGGCGACAGTCATGTCGGAGCTGCGGAAATACGAGACTTCCAGATGAAGCTTGCAAATGCTTCAAAAAGTGATGATGAATACACAAGCGAGCAAAATAACTCTCTGGCCACTTTAAGAAACTCCATATGGTTGGAATTTGACGAAAAACGTGCAAAGCATGATGCGCGCGTTGCGCTGGCAGAAGTAAAAAACGGCAATACCGATACTAATATTGTTGCTAAGGCAGCAAGCGGTTTAATAGAGGGTAAACCGGACGAGCTGGAAACATTACCTAAAGAAGCGCTGAATATTTTAGATTCGGTGCTGAGCGAACAGGAAAAAGAAGATGTTGCTGATATTGGGAGGGACAGCATTGCGGCCGCTGTAACGGCTGATTATGCGTTTGACGGCAAACTTAGCGATGATTTTGAAGCGCTTATAAAAGGTCTGAAAGATGACGAGCTGAGCGACGAAACCATTGACGCTGTAAAAAAATATGCAGATGCAATGCTTCGAGCTTTACAAAAGTATCAAGACCTTTATGACAAGCGCGAAGCATCCAAAGAAGCTGCAAAAGTGGCGAAAGAAACTAGCAATGCCGTGGCTGTTGAAAATAAGGTATCACATGCAGATGACACTCCGATGCTGGAAGATGCTGGTGATTCAAATAATCAAAAAGATGAGGTTAAATTCTCCGTCCGCGAATCCGAACTTGGTGAAAAAATCCTGCGTTCTCGTGATGAAATCTTAGAGAAGTGCAAAAAGCTCTTTAACACTGATGATGTTCAAGTCAATGACAATGGCACATTCACTATCACTACCAAAGGTGGTAACAAATTTACCCTCGACATTCAAAACAATCTTCTTGTAAATGAAGCAGAAGCCGAGCGTGCCAGAAAAGAACATGGCATAACTGATGATGCGGAGATGACTATCGAGGGATACTATCGCCCAATGTACAGTTCTGACGTTGAAGGCATTATCAGTGTTTCCTTGGATTCCAGAGAGAATACTGAGGCTCACGAAGCTACTCATGCAGCGATTGATTTGGCACTCAACGAGCAGGAGAAGAAAATCCTGTTTGACAGAGCAGAGAAGATTGCCGAAGAGTACGGCATTGAGAAAGACGCAGAGGAAATCGCTACTGACGCAGTGCGCAACTTCGTGTCTGCTCGTGAGCATGGCTACATAACCGACTTCACCAAATCCGAAACTGAGAAACTGCAAAAAACACCTTGGGGCAGAATGATGCTGAGAGCCAATCGCGTTGGCAGAAAGGCTGCTCTGTTTACCAAGCTACACGAAGCCGAATTGCAAAAGACCGCATGGGGTAGAATGATTCTTGCGAAGAACAAGCTGCAACGCTTGGTAGCAAAGCTCATGCGTAAGGTTTATGATTTCGTCAAGAAAGCTCAAGCGATGTTCGAGAAAGTTGATAATTTCCACGATTTAGCGCGTAGAATTGAGCTTGGTGAGGTTTGGGGAGAGAAAAACAATAAATACAGAACTGGTAGCGGGGATAAGTATCAATCGGTTTTGAGAAATGCTCCAGACACTTTTTTGAGTGACGAGCAGAAACAAACATATAAAAAAGACGGAGAAAACTTTATCAAAGATTTACATAATGATAAAGTATCTCCGACTTCTTATATTAAAATGACATCTTCTCCCCTAATCTTACAGAAATTAGGATATAGCGCTGATGATATTGTTATGTTGAAAAGCAAGGCTCTGACTGCTATGAAACCGGATGCTAGCGAACCACATGCTCATGGGCTTACTGATAAGATGATGGCAGAAGCAGCTATGGCTTTGCATGAACCAGTTTTTGTAATGCAATCAAAAACTCGGCCTAATGACAGTATAGTTGTTTTTACAGAAATCAAGGATGAAAAAGGCCGTTCTATTATAGTTCCAATTCAAATAACTAAAAACAAAAACGGTATCGCTAATGTAGCCACATCAGAATACGGCAGGAACAGCGAAGAACTGTTTATTGCTAGACAGTTTGTTGATGGCAGAATCTTATATGCGAACAGCAAAAAAGGCCCTGCTTGGGCAGAGCCAACACGGCTACGATTGCCGCTAGGACTGCTTAAACAGAGCCTTAATCTTGAACAAAGTATAGCACAAGATTCACAAAAAAGCAACGCCAAACTCTCCGTCCGCTACGCCAAGAAGGACAAGGATATTCAAGTTTCTTCCATCAATCTCAACTATAAGAACAAACTGGAGGAAGCCTATGCTGCTGGTGCTGGCGACAACAGAATTACCGCCATCATGAACGAGCATCAGAAAGAACTTGCCGAATACCTCAAAGACAAAGGAGAGAAGCAAAAAGAGCGCACAAAACTGCGCGCAGCGGAAATCCGTTCTTTGCGTAAAAAGCTGCACGCTAAAGAGATTGAAAGCTTCTCTCTGGCTGGAGCTGTTGTGCGATTGGGCAAAGACGGCAAAGAAGTTGTTGAAAAGATTGACGACGGACTGCCGAACCGTACCTATGTCAACAAGCGTCATGAAGGCGAAAAACCCGCAAATGTAGCGCAGAAGCTCGGTTTCAGAATTGCCAGAGAGGAACCCAAAACTAGAACTCAAAGGGTTAAAGAATGGATACTCAATGCCAAAAGCCAGTTCTATAAGCACTTTGTCGACAAGTATGATGCCTTGCATCTGCTCGATGATGCAATCGCAAAGGCGAGCGGCAAGAAAATCGACGGAGCTAAGACTGTCCTTGGTCGCATGAATATGGCGGCAAATAGTGCTTCTGGCATGGCAATGGCACTGCTCGAAGGCAATGCAGATGAGTTAAAACAAGCGGCGAATAAATACGGCATCAAGAACATGGTTTCCTTGCAGATGCTCATGGAGAAAATCGGCACAGATATGAAGGCTGGTAGATTTGCCGATTATGTTAAATCCACTAATCCGCAAGGTAAGGCGGAACTTGAAGAACGCATCAGTGCAATCGAAAATTATTTGGTTGCCAGAAGTTTGCTGGAGTCCGCACAGAATCACAGACTTGACTACGACCGCAGCGTAGCTGAATGGGAAAAGAAAGGTTCGCATGGCGACAAACCTATCTTTGAACCTTATAAATTCCCGGGTGGCATGACCGAACAGGAAATTCGACAGGTCATCAAAGAAGCTCCTGTTGGTTTCAAGGAATACGCCAAGATGTTCAAAGGCATTACAGACAACATGCTGGACATTCTGTATAACACTGGTTTGATTACTGGCGACAGATACTTGGCAACCAAATCTCGTTACAAGGCTTATTGCCCGCTGATGCGTGATTTCAGTGATACCGCCGCTGTTGATAGCTTTATCGACCAGATTAACTCCGGCAAAGGCCTTGCGAACGTGTCCGACCCGCTGAAAAATCGTAGCAGTGAAGGTTCCGAGCGCGACATAGTGCCGCCGCTCAGAACTATTGTTACATCCATCAACGCATTGACGCAGAAAGCAGAGCGTAACAGAGTTGGGCAGTACGCTGTTAAACAGGCAAGCAAATACAAGCTCGACGATTACATCAAAGAGGTTAAAGGCAATAGCGGAGATGCTAAGAACTGCATCTTTACGGTAATGTTCAATGGCGAGAAGCACTCCTATCAGACAATTCCGGAGATGTACCCGGCTATTACCGCTGCGGTAGAACCGTTGGTGAAAATCGAAATGGCTCTACTGACTAAGCCAGCTCAATGGCTGAGAACTGGTTCTACAATGTCTCCGTCTTTTATTCTTCGCAATCTCATTCGTGACACATTGTTTGCGGGAATTGCCTCGAAAAATGGTTTCGTTCCGATTTATGACAGTATTCGCGGCATGAACGCATTGCTCAATAATCAGCAGTTGAGAAGCGAGTTCAACGCAAGTGGCGTTATCTCGTCTAACTTCTATGGCGATGGCGAATCGGTTATGCGTAGCCTCGAAAGCATGGCTGGCGGCAAAAAATGGCAGGAGCTTGGCTTGCTCGATATTGCCAAAGGTATCTTCCACAAACCGATAGAAGGCCTGGAATGGATTAGTAATCTTGCCGAAGCTGGCACTCGTATGGGCGAGTTCATGCGGGCAAGAGAGAAAGGTAAGAGTGTAGACCAAGCCGCTTACGACGCAGTGGAGATTACTCTAAACTTTGGTCGCAGTGGCGCTACGGGCCAGCAAATTAACCGCATGGTACCGTTCTTCAATGCATGTATTCAAGGCGGTGATAAGCTGTACAGAATGTACAAGGCTGACCCAAGAAGAACCTTGCTTCGCATCGGTGTCTATATAGTTCTGCCGTCCATAGTGTTATGGTTATGGAATCATGACGAGGATTGGTACAAAGAACTTGACCCGAATATCAAGATGACCAACTGGATATTGCCGAATGGTATTCGTATTCCGAAACCGCAAGAAGCTGGCATTCTGTTCGGCTCTGGTGCAGAAGCTATGCTCGATACAGCCAATGGTCAAGACCCGAAAGCTATGGCAAATTGGCGCAGTCAAGTATTGGATACATTGGTTCCGGGCGTTATCCCTACTCTGGTTCTTCCGTTGGCTGAGTGGATTACAAACTACTCCTTCTTTCGTGGCAAGCCCGTTGTGAGCAAGTCGCAGGAACGTCTGCCAGACGAATTGCAATACGGCCCATACACCAGTGAAATGAGTAAGGCCTTGGGAGACAACCCGGTCATGAAATTATCTCCGGTAAAAATTGACAACCTCTGGCGCGGCTATACAGGCACTATGGGCATGTTCTTATGGCAAGCCCCAGACTTACTGATTGCCGAAAAACGCAATCTGCCAGAAAAGAAACTTTCAGAAATGGCGTTCGCCCGTGATTTCGTTGTCAATGACATGAACCTCACCAGAACCATGAATGACTTCTATCAGCTCAGAGAAGAAGCCGCAAAATGGCAGGCTGGTTATGGCAAGAAGGGCAAGCCTACTATTGCTGTGTCTGGTGTTAATACTGCGGCAAGCACAATATCCAAACTCCAAAAGGAAATTAGAGATATTACTACAAGCTCCAAATACACACCAGCACAAAAGAGGATGCTGATTGATAAAAATCGAGCAAAGCAGCAAAAAGTCGCACAGCTTTGCTTGAAAAAATATGGCGACAAATTTGACGTTTAAGTCGGGGGAGCCGTTACCTAGGAACGGCTGTATATAACAGAGCCATTGCGCAAGCGGTGGCTCAAACTATTTTTAGCACGAGGTGTTTATGGAATTAGAAGAGATTTTAGGTACAATTTTGAGCGGCCCGATGCTGGCTGCTGCCTGCGTCGTGGTTTACCTGCACAGGCAGGATAGCCAATCCTTGCATCAAAGTATTGATAACAATACAAACGCGTTAAAGGAATTGGCAGGGCTTATCAATGAGATGCGTATTGAGCAGGGCAAGGTAGACCAACAGCTTGACAGCCTTTGGCATCGCTACAAAGAGCTTAAAGAAGAGCTGGATGAGCTGCGTAAATGCTGTCACTGCGGCGGTAGTAAAGGCGGTGAATAGCTTATGTGGAACAAGATTAAAAGCTACGTCGGGAAATATTTTGATATAGCCAAGGAGAGGATTAATGACATGCAGCAGCCTATCAAGTGGATGATAGCATCGTATTTTGCCTTGGTGGTACTGCTGGTGCTGACGTACTACGGCGCGTGGTGCTGGCAGGCCTACTACGGCAAGATTGTGATGAGCGACTTGCTGGCAGTAATTCGAGAGATGATTGGCCCTGCTATGATAGGCTTTGTGACCTTCATCGCAGGCTGTTTCGTTGATGTTAACGGCAACGGCGTTCCCGACGAATTCGAGGACAACGAAGACAATAAGGAGCGTGAAGAAAACGACTAAGGTAATTGTGAAAGAAACACACCTTGATTTTGACAGCTTGAACGAGCGCCAACAAACCAATATGATTGTGGTGCATCATACAGGCAATCCGACGGACGATGACCTGTCGGCAGCGGAGATTCATAATTCTCATAAAGCTCAGGGCTGGGCTGGCATCGGCTACCATTATGTTATCCGTAAGGATGGCACAGTGGAGCGAGGCAGACCTAGATGGGCTGTTGGTGCCCATGCTTACGGTAGAAACAGAGATACTATCGGCATCCACGTATGCGGTAACTTCGAGATTGCACGCCCCACGCCAGAGCAGCTTAACAGCCTCTCTGCGCTCATTGGTGAGCTGTGCAATATCTACAACCTGACAGCGGCAAAAAACGTCGTGGTGGGGCACAGAGACCTCATGGCGACCGCCTGCCCCGGCAGGAAGCTTTATGAAAAGATGCAGACCATTCGTGGAAACGCTGAATGGTATAGACTGCATTGAAGAAAGGTAGGTGAATAAACAATGATGGAGAAAGTTGACAAGTTTTTAGAGTATGTCACTGACAAGAAATTTCTGGCTGGACTTGTGCTGGGCTTTGCGTTAGGAGCATTGCATCATTATTTCGGCTTATAATTCCTTTTTAGCTGGGGACAAATTGTCCCCAGCTATATCTCATGAGGTAAACAATGAATGAAGCTAAAGAATTTATTAAAAGCCATTGGCTTTTGCTTATTGCTGGTGCTGCCTTTATCTGTCTCTGCTTATTCGCAGGAAGCGGAGTACACGATAACGGAGAGCGAATTGACACTGTTAGACACGAGATTGGAGCAGCTCGCGAGCAGCAACATCAAATTAGCGAGGGATTGCAGAGCGCTGAAAGCAGAGCTAGCGAAATCACAAGCAGCCTTAAACGAAGCGCAAGTGCAAACCAAGAAGCTGCAAGCAGAGCTGACAGCATTGAAGCAACAATCGAGCAGCAACGAGCTGCTATTGCAGACTGCCAACGAATCGCTAGAACTGTACGAGAAAGAGGTAAAAAGGCAGCAACGAATAATTAAGACACAGCGCAACATAGCATGGGTATTGCTAGGCGGCGCTTTAGCGGTGGCAATCGCAACATAATATGGACGATTTCAAAAAGCGTGCAAGGGATTGGCTGCATAATTCGACGCGAGAAGAATTTTACGCCATGCTGCACGAAGCAAAGGTCAGCCCTCGGCAATACGTTGTCTGCGAAAAGCGATTTGTCGATGGACTGATGAATTACCAGATTGGTATGGAAATGAATATTTCCGATAAGACTGTTGAACGTGATGTTGCTGCTGCATATGAGTCTGTTTTACGTGTTTTGAAATCTAGAATAAAGCGAAGCCCCTTGGGTATACGACTTTGTATCGTATGCCTAAGGGGCTTATTTTTTATGCGTTAAATACAAAATATATGTCTGAATGATGAGGGAATGTTGATAGAACGATTTAACAAAAATATCGCAAAATATAAGTGTGAGGTGATAACAATGTACGGACAACAATACACACCGAATCCTTATGTGGGAGCTGCACCGCAGATGCAACAGCGATTAAATTATTTGCAGCAACAGATGCAGATGTATCAGCAACCGCAAATGCCTATGAGTCAGATGCCTCAAGCATTAAAAGGCAGAGTGGTGACTGGTATAGATGAAGCAAAGGCTGCACAGATAGACCTTGACGGCAGTAGTACCTTCTTTCCATGTCCGGCGGAGGGAAAGATTTACGAGAAGTCTATAGACCTAAACGGGCTGCCTGTATTCAGAGTTTATCAATTAAGTAATCCGCAGGAGCAGAAGCAAGTTGTATACGCTGAACGAAGTTATGTGGATAATTTGATTCAACGTGTGGATAAATTAGAAAAACAGCTAGGAGGTATGAACCATGAACCCGATGCAAATAATGGCAATGTTACAGAATAGTGGCAATCCAATGCAGATGCTTACGCAAATGGCGCAGCAGAATCCTATGATGGGGCGCGCTATGCAGATGGGCAAAGGCAAAAACGAGGTACAGTTGAAAGAAACTGTACGCAACCTCGCGAAGCAACGTGGCATGAGCGACGAGCAGCTTCAGCAGATGTTATCTAATTTCGGCTTAACTCTTTGATGCGCACAGAGAGTTCGCATATATCATCGGAAGGAGTGAATTATCATGACTTTAGAAAATGGCGGCGCAGGCGTAGTGCCTGTAATGGACATGAACCGCGGCTATGGCGACTGCATGGGCTTCGGCGGCGGCTGGTGGGCATGGATTCTCATTATTTTCGTAATGATGGGCGGTTGGGGAGGCAACTGGAACAATCGCGGCAACATGGGTGCTGAAATCTTCGCAAACGGTTCCATGACGCGCGACCAGATTGCAGACCAGTTTTCCATGCAAGATATTAAAGACGGCATCCGTGGTGTCCAGAACGGCCTGTGTGACGGCTTTTATGCTCAAAACACTACCATGCTTAATGGCTTTAACGGCGTTCAACGCGACCTTATGCAGACAGGTTATCAGCTTGGCAACCAGCTTTCGGAGAACCGTTTTGCGCAGCAACAGTGCTGCTGCGAAACGAACCGAAACGTTGACGCAGTGCGCTATGAGAACGCACGCAACACCTGCGATATTGTCAATGCAGTGAAAGAGGACGGCGAAAAGACCAGAGCAGTTCTGATTGCCAACCAGATTCAAGATTTGCGTGACAAGCTCGCAGACCGCGACCGTGATTTGCAGACTGCTAATTTCCAACTGTCTCAGCAGGCTCAGAGCGCTGCTCTCATCGGCACGCTGAGACCTTATCCGCAGCCCGCTTATATTACGTCTAGTCCGTATCAAAGTGTCGCTGCTAACGTAGCTGGCGCTTGCGGCTGTGCATATCAGCAGCAGTTAGCTTAACAACTTTATAAATGTGCATAAACTGCACTGTTAGGGGCGGTGCAAACCGTCCCTATTGCTTTAACTAAAGGGGTGAAACAAATGACTTGTAATCAAAAATCTGCACTGACCACCGTTGTGACCGCGACACAAACCGTGGCGGCGAACGGGTTCGTGAATTTTCCTACCAATAATCTGTTGACTGGCGTGGCAATCGGACACACCGCGGGCGCTACTACCGTGAACCTGATTCGAGGTTTGTATCTCGTGACGCTGAACGCTGACGTAACACCGACCGCCGCTGGCGACATTGGCCTGCGACTCGTTCGCAATGGCGTAGCTGTGCCGGGGGCAGAAGCAACGGTAACAGGTGCGACTGGCGACACATACAACATTGGCTTTGCTACACTGGTTCGTGTTCTGCCGAGTTGTTGCGTAATTAACAACAACTCTGCGTTGCAAGTACAAGCGACTGCCGCAGGCACTATCAGCAACGCTTCTTTGAGTGTTGTTCGTCTGGCATAGGAGGTAGGCATCATGCACAAGCTGAAAAAGTATTGGCAGCACGTCGAACATGACGAAGCGAAGATACTAAAGATGGAAGAAGTAGCCTGCGAAGCGTTAGAGAAGCTGCGCTGGAACTGCCCAGATATTTTCTGGAACACCGCGTATGAGCTACACAAAATCGCCTACGGTGCTCATTTTGATGAAGAACTGGCTAAGATGGCAGTCTCCAAAATGAAGAATGTAGACGGCACGCGCGGCGCTCACTGGACGTACGAGCAGACCAGCCAACTTGCTGACCAGCACGGCATTGAATGTAAAGGCGACTTCTACTATGTCATGAATATGCTGCATAGCGATTTCGTAGAAATTCTTGGCAGCGACGTGAATAATTACGTGAAGATGGCCAAAGCCTATATGTGTGACCCCGATGCTGCGGAAAGCAAAGTATTTGACTTGTGGATAGCAGGTATGAGGGCAAAAAGAGAAGAATAAATTGAAACCACAAAGCGACCTACTAAATCGGTAAACCAGGCTGCTTTGTGGTTCAACTTTGGTTGCAAATAGCATGAAAAATAGGGCAAAATATGGCAAATGAGACAAATACAGCAAGGCTCTCGAAAACCTCGAAAGCCTTGCTGTACAAGGTGTTGAGCCGTTTTGATGGTGGTTGGTACTGTTAATTCGTAATCAGTAGGTCGCAGGTTCAAATCCCGTCAGTAGCTCCATTAAAAAATCAAGCACCCATGCGGGTTTCGCGTGGGTGCTGTTTTTATGCGCGGGTAAAAATAATGCTTGTTGGTTGCAATTTGGTTTCAATTTCGCTTTTCGGTAACAGAGAATTTGGCTAGAAAATAGATGCTCTGCAATAAAAAAGCCGTTGGTCAAACCAACGGCTTAGTAAATTCTGGTGGAGATAAGCGGGATCGAACCGCTGACCTCTTGAATGCCATTCAAGCGCTCTCCCAGCTGAGCTATACCCCCATATTATATATTTATCTTACAAAAGATGGCGGTGTTTGTCAAGTAAGCAAAAGCACTATAATTCAGTAAATTAGCGTGTAAACAGAATTATTTTATATAGTGTAAGAAAAACAAAACAAGTCTGTTTTTAAATTTACTATATAATTAAAATGCTTGCTTGTGGCTATGATGTAAAATAAAAGCAGAGAATCTGCGGGGATGCGGCAGGCGCTTTGAAAAATATATTGTGCATAATTTATTTAGAAAGATTAAATAATGATATAAGCAGAAAATCAGTCAAAAATTTGACTAAATGCGTGAAAAGTATTAAAATATAAACGTTGTATTAGCTTCGTAAAAAATAAAAGCATAGCAGTTTAATAGATATTAAAAAGAAAAGGAGTATCAGGATGAGTCAAAATTTCTTGGAGCGATGTAATGAGAAAATGCAATCAATATATGATTGTTGCGGAAAAAAAGTAAACGAATTGTATGCTAAGCTGGCAGAAGAAGTGCAATCATTATATAATCACTGTAAAGCACAGGCAAGCGAACTGGTTGCCAAGCTGTTAGAAAAAGTGCAGTTATTATACAATGGCTGTTTAGAAAAAATAGTTGCGATTGTTGCTCAGGTGAAGGCCGTAATAGCTGTTGCCGCAGCTGTTGCAAAAATTCAACTGACTATGCTTGAGCGTCGCGTGCGTCTGCATGTTATGAGCATTGTGAATAAGCTGCAGGCTAAGCAGCAGGAGATTGTCGGACGTATGAAAGCACGCTATCATGCGCTGCTCAGTACTTGGCGCCGCAATCAGCATTTTACCTTCTGGTTTATTCCGGCAGACGGTCAGAATATCGCTAAAACCCATGTAAAAAAGACTCATTTGAAATATGCTTTGACAGCAGTTGCTTCATTCCTTGTTTTTGTGTCTTGTACTATCGGTGTACTGGCTCATTTTGCTGTGCAAAACGAGCAGCAGAAGCAGGAGCTGGCTGCTTATAAGCAGACTAAATCCGAGCAGGAGCAGACTATCAGACAATTACGCCTGATGGCAGAAACCAACCAGAAAAAGCTGGCAGCTTTGTCTAAGCTGGAAGACCAGGTTCGCAGCCAGATGGAAAAAAGCGGTGCACAGCTTCCTCCTAAGAGCAATGCTTCCGATTATGCAGGTCAGGGCGGTCCTGTATTGGGTTCTGCCAACCCAGCAAACATTGTGTTGGAGCAGGAAAAGAACATCGGTCTTGAGGCCGATGCGAAAAAAGTTGATTTAGAAAATTTGCTGAGCGCTATTGAAGCTGAGAACTATCGTCGTGAGGTTACTCCGAGCCAATGGCCTACCAGTGGCGGTTATATTTCCTCTTCTTTCGGCGGTCGCGCTAATCCCTTTGGCGGTTATGGCCGTGACTGGCATCCTGGTATTGATATTGCCACTGATTATGGCGAGCCGGTTTATGCCAGTGCAGCAGGCTATGTACAGCAGGCAGGCTGGTATGGCGGTTATGGAATTTATGCACGTATAAACCATGATTATGGCTATCAGACAGCATATGGTCATATGAGCCGTGTTGTCTGCAGTGCAGGACAATATGTGAAAAAAGGCGAGATTATCGGTTATGTCGGCAGCACCGGCTACAGCACCGGTCCGCATCTGCATTTTGAGGTTATTCATTATGGCGAGCAGGTTGATCCTTCCAGCCTGATGTAA